TCACTCGCTCAGCCGCAGGTACATGCTCACGTTCAGGCTCTCGCCGCTCTGCAGCGTCCGCGACTGCGAGAGCACCACGGACTGGATCAGCTTGCCCGACGTGCCGCTTGCGACGGTGCAGAGGAACGCCTTCGTGACCGGGCCGATGGCGCCGCCCGACGCCGTGAACGTCACGGTTTTCGTCTTGGCCTGCCAGTCGCCGCTGATCTGTTCGATGGTGAAGTCGGTCGCGTCGCTGTTGACGGCCTGACGGGCGTACCCGTTCCCGGACGGCTCGCCGGAGAGGCTGGCCAGCGTGTCCGCCTCGGCCAGGCTCGTGCGGGCGTCGAGGCCGAGGTAGTAAGCGGCAGGGACGCTCTGGGCCTCCGAGAACGCCACGTCGAGGATGAACTTCTCCCCCTCGTCGTGGAGCATGTTGTGGCCGAAGCCGGCCCAGAGCAGCCGGCCCTGGGCGTCGCGATGGCGGATGCTCCACATGGAATGGAGCCCGACGGGCCTGGGGATGCCCAGGACCTGCCGCACCAGGGCCACGACGAGACACCTCAGCCGCCACCAGAGCTGCTGCCCCCGCAGGCGGGCTTCCCAGTACGCACTTCTCAGTCCTGCGAACATGTGCGACCTCCTTTCGAACAGACCCGCCTGCCGGCCGGCGGGCAGGCCCGCCAGAGGCGGGCAAGCTTCTCAGTCATCACGTGGCGCCTATCGTCGTTCCCGCGACTGTCACGATGGCCGACGCTGACGCTGACAACGCACAACTATCGCCATTCTGGCAATGCTCAACGACGTTGTACATCCCCCACGGGTCTGCATCTTCCACCGCTCTGCGAAGGCGCAAGTACTTCCCCGTCCCGGCTTTGATATTCAGACGCCACGTCTGATTCAGATATTCGATGCGCACAAAACGTCCAATCCCGACCTGCCGGTTATAGGCGACACTCAGACACAGGAGGAGCAATCGCACGTCATTCGCAAAAGCGAACGCGCCGCCGCATCCCGATATGCTGGTGCGAAGGATGGCCGGCAACCAAGGCAGATGGAAACCCATCAGCACGCCGGCCGGATACAGGTGTTGGAGGTAGGCAATCCCTTGCTTGGTGAACATTCGCAGGTGCCAACGAAAGGGGTGTCCAGGCGATGTCTCCTCCTCCCAAAGTGTTGGGTCGTCCGCGGATGGGACTAGCGGCACGGCCTTCACAGCACCCCCCACGCTGCATGATGCGCAGGGCTCCATGCAAAGCGCGGGAGACATCAGAGGTGGACACCGGCGCCGATGCCGCACCTCCCTGGCCCAGGGGTACTCCGGAACCAAAAACTGGAGACGAGTGTCCCACGTGTATGCCATTAATCTACTCTAAGCCAAATACGCCCCGTCTCGGCTCCTGGATCGCTAGTCCGCGTTTCGACAAAGAGCCCGATGCCGGGGTCCTGACGGCCGTGGCACGGGATGAACACCGCCGCGCCGGCAGAGTCCTTTCCCAGGTAGCCGACTTCATCGTTGCGAATGAGCTGCCCGGGCGGCCGGCGCACGGTCAGCACACCGCCCTCACCACCTGCGGCCGAGAGGTAGACGCAGCTGTAGGCCACGTTGTCGGCGGCCATGTGGGCCTTCGACTTGATCATCACGGGCGTCCCGCCGCCCGGATGAAAGTAGAGGCTGCCCCCGGCCAGGCGGAGGACCTCGCCCCGGTCGCCCACGCTCGGAGCGTTGTCCAAGTCGTAGCGCACGTCGGCCAGCTCGCTGTTCTCGTCCAGACTGCCGTCGGCATAGGGCCTCCGGACGGTGCAGGTCTTTGCCTGCTGGTCCAGGGCCGTGACCTCGTAGATGCGGCCATAGCTGTCCGGTTGCCGCGGCCCCGGCCGGAAGAGCACTCTCTGCTCGGTCGCGCGGACGGCATCCACGAACCGGTTATAGGTCCCTGCGGGGATCTCGAGCCGCTGCCCCGGCCGGACCTTCTTCATCTCGTCGCCTGTCATATGCCAATCCCCAGCAGGCGGAAGTCACCGTAGTCGTAGACCCGCTCCACGTAGACGGCTCGCGGGATGGGCAGGACCTCTTTGCCGGAGGGGCCCGGCTTGCTGCGCACCCAGAGGTACTCCCATCCCCGCTTGCTGATGCCGGCGATGCCGCCGACGACCAACCCGTAGGCGTTGGGGCTCGCCGAGAACCGGAACGTGATCTCCCAGTCCTCGTCTCCCCTCTGCGAGCCGGAAGCGCCCATGAAGAGCACCTCGCCCGGCTCGAAACCCCGAAACGCGGCCCCGTTCACGGGCGCGGCCGCCAGCCGGAAGAGGCCGGCCTTGTAGCTGGCCGTCACGTACTCGTTGTCGAGCCACCACGTCTCGGTGAAGTTGTAGACCGGGACGTAGACCTCGACGCCCTCGATGGTCTCCGGCCCGCTCACGCCGATCGCTTGCTTGAAGTCGTTGACGCCGGCGGCCCCGCCATCCGGGCCTGTCCCGTAGGCGCCGACCGTCTGCTTGCTGAACATCATCAGCTGGGTGGCGCCGCCGATGTCGAAGCTGAAGGACGAGTCCCCGGTCTTCGGCCTGGCGCGTTCGGCCTTGGCGTAGTGGACGGTCCCCTCCCAGGAGCTGTGGTCAGGGTCGTCCTCGTCCACATGGGCGGGCGTCACCTCGTAGCTCTTGCGGACGAGGCCCCGGTAGATCGTGGGCGCCGTGGTGGCCAGGGCCCAGGAGGCTTCCGCCTCGTCGGCGGTGCCCTCGATGGTGTAACGGAGCGTGCAACCAGGCTCGTCTCCCTGGACCAGCGGGCGGCTCTCGTAACGTTCCTCGACGGTGACGGCCATCAGTAGCCCCTCCCGCCGAAGACCTGCCCCTGGCCGGCCTTCTCCAGCAGCCTCTGGGTGTTCCGAGCCGTCGCTTCAGTCGCCCGCGCCGTGCGCTCGAGCGGCCCGCCGCCGCCCAGGCCGGCGGCTGCGAGCGGGTTGAAGGTGCCCGCCACCGAGATGCGCTCGCTGACGGCGCCGGCCGCATCGAGCAGGCGCATCCTGAGGCCAAACTCCTTCTGCACGAGCGTCACGTCCTCGCCCGCGCGTCGTGCGGCCACCAGCTCCCGCTGCATCTGGAGCATGAGCAGCTCGCGTTCGAGCCGGATGCCCTTGTACTTCAGCCGGGCCTCCATCTCTGCGATGTCCGCCCGCCGCCCCTCGTCCGCCTGGAGGATGCCCTCGCGCCGTCGCCGCTCTTCCTCGTCCCTGCGCTTCGCCTGCTCGGCCAGCTTGTCCTGGTACTCCCGCTCGGCCCTGGCCTTCTCGAGTCCGCGCGACAACTCGAGCTGGTAGAAGGCCTCCTGTGTCGCCTTCAGGTCCTGGAGTCCCTTCAGCTCGTGGTCGTACTCCTCGTCGATCAGCGCCAGGCGCCGCCTGTGCTCGTCCTCGATCAGCTGGAGCCGGAGCTGCTGGGCCTTCCGCGCCCACTCCTCCTCGGCCTTGAGTTGCCCCTCGGTGAGGGCTGCCGGAGTCTCCTCGCCTGCTGCGCCTGCCGCCGGCGCGCCTGCTGCCATCGCGATCATGAGGTTGCGGATGTAGGCCTTGTTGGCTTTGATCTCATCGATCAACTGCTCGCGTTTCGCTTCGAGCGGCAGGACATCCTCTTCGTAGTTGACAGCCCACCACGCCTTCTGTCCCTTGCCGAGCTGCTTCTCGGCACCGGCGACAGACGCTTTCTCGACTTCGATTGCCCCTTCAAGGTTGACAAGTTCACGGAATTGCCCGGCAAGCTTCTCCCGGTTCAGCTTCAGATCGAGCATCCGCGTCGCCTGCCCCTTCGGTATCGCTTTCTGCAGCCGGCCCAGCGACTCGGCCGTGCCGTCGATGGCCGCGGCGTACTCCGGGAAGAGGTCCCTGAGCTTCTCGGTGATCTGGTAGAGCTCGAGCGACTCCCTGGCCGTGCGGTTGGTCTTCCGGACGAGCTCCTCGTAGCGGGTGATCAGGTTGTCCGCCTCTTTCGCCTGACCGGACAGCGCCGCCACGCCGCCGCCGGACTTGATGGCCATCAGGCCAAAGACGCCGGCCAGGATGCCCAGGGCGCCAGCCACCAGCGCAATCGGGCTCAGGATGGCGGCCAGCGCCGTCGCCAGAGCACCTACCACGGCCAGGAGCGCGCCGCCCCCGGCGATGACGGCCACCACCTTGCCGACGGCTATGATCACGCCCTCGTGCGCCTTGGCCCACTGGCCGAAAGCCTGCATGACCTTCACCACCCGATCCACGAGCGGCTTAATGGCGGGGATGAGCGCATTGCCGACCTCTTCTGCTGCCTCGTGGAGGGCTGACCGGAGCGCCTTCATCCGGCCACCGAAGGTCGTTACCGCCTTGGTCGCATAGCCGACCGCCCCCTGGTCCGTCATGGCCTGCATAATGACCGAGGCCCGCAGTATGACCTTCTCCTGCTCGGAGAGGTCGTTCACCGAACCACGGATGCCCTGTCGGAGCGCCTCCTGCTCGAGCGCGGCCTCCTTGACGTTGATGCCGTAGCGGAGCAGCCCGCGCGTCATGCCGGCCAGGCCGCTCCGCATCGCGTTGAGCGCCTCCTCGTCGCTCAGGCCAGAGAAGGCGGCCAGGTCGAGCGTCAGGCGCTCCATAGTCTGTGACAGCTCGCGCGCCTCCGTCCGCCCGAACCCGAACCCCATGAAAAATGCCTGGTAGTCGGCGAGCGCGTCCCTGACCTCCTCCCGCGTCCGGCCAAGTTCGGCCGCCACCTGGTCGGCGAAGGCCCCCACCGCGTCAGCCTGGTCCCCGAACACTGCTGCGAACCGCCTGAGGACGCGCTGCGCGTCGGCGGCCGCCTTGATGCTGGCAATCAGGGGCGCGCTGAAGACGGCGCCGAAGGCCGCCATCCTGAGCCCGATCCCCTGGACGGCCGTCCCGAAGGCGCGCAGGTGGGCCTGCGCCTTCTTCAGGCCCTGGGCGAAGGCCGTGTCGTCGGCGAAGAGCTCGACGTAGGCCCGCCCGGCCCGGATGGCTCCCTGCTTTGCCATCTATTGACCTTGCCTCCTTTCGTTCTTAGAATGCGGACGCGTACGTCGGCTGGGTGGCAGAGAGGCCAAGGCGTGAGAACGACTGACCGACCGACCGGGTCGAGAGCACCCGCTATTCTGGGCGTGGCTATGGGCCTTGCAGCCCTCACCTGGTCCCTGATCGGTGAGTTCCCCGCCGACTCCCTGTGGGCCAACCCGGTTGCCCTCGCTGTCCTGGTCTCCTCCCTTCTGCTGCTTGCCAAGGCATGTCGCACGACTGCCCTGGCATTTGGTCTGGCCATGCTTCTCGCCGGCGGCGTCGCCATAGGCCTCCTGGTGTTCTTCGGAGGGGCAGCGCTGAGAGGGCACTGGCTTCTACTGAAGACAGCGGAGCCTGACGTTTTCCGATTCGTGCACGCGGAGATACTGTTCTCCATCGCGATGTTGGCATGGGCTGTTCTCAGCGTCCTGCTCCTAGTGCGAAGCCGCAGGGCCATGAGGTCCCGACCCGATGAGGGCGCGGCCTCCAACTCACCTTCATGTGCCTGAAGCACAGCCCACACGCTCCACGCAACCCGCCCGGCCCGGATGGCTCCCTGCTTGCCCAACTCGTCACTCCTCGCGCGGCCGCAGGATCACGACGTGGTGGTCGCCCTTGCCGCAGGTGAGCCTGCGGACGGGCATTCCCAGCATCAGCCCCTTCTGGACCTTCATCGCCTGCCCGCAGACCGGGCAGTTGTCCGTCCCCCGCAGGTCGCCGGGGTTCTTGTAGGCACGTTCCCTGGCCATGCTCACTCTCCGACCTTCGAGTAGAAGTTCTGGATCACGGTCTTCGCATCGCTGTCCATGCTCTTGTCCAGAGACGCCTTGAGGGCCCGCCCAGGCGGGCAAGCCTCGCCGCCGACCTGCGTGCCGACGCCGTTTCCGGCCTTCGCAGCCGAGTCTGCTACGGCGGAGTAGGCCAGGAACTCGCGCACGCCCACGAAGACCTGCCAGAGCGCGGCCTTGTATTTCACGGCCGCCCGGAAGGCCAGGGCTACGCCCAGGCCCAGTACCAGCAAGCCGCCCCACGTCGCCAGCAGGGGCACCCCGACGGCCCACATGCGTTTGACGGGCGTTGCGGCGTAGTCGGCCAACCGCGCCTCGTACTTCGCCACAGCGCGCCCGTGGGCGGCCCGTGCGGCCTCGGCGCGGGCGAGGGCCTCATCCACCTGCGGCACCGGCTCGTAGGCGCCCGGCTCTGGCAAAGGAAGCGGCGCAGCCGGCGGTCCCACGTCGGCGCTCACGATGGCAGCGGCCTGGGCGGCCTGGCCTATGCTCGGCGCGGCGGCCAGCACGCCTTCGACGTGCACGCGGTCGAGCGTCCTGGCTGACAGGTCGGCCAGCTCGCGGACGGCCTCCTGGTGCTCGTAGGTCGGCTGGGGCTTCTCAGGGATGGGCGGCGGGCCTGTCTTCGTGAACCTGAGCAGGTCCGAGCTGCACCCCCAGGCATTCAGGGCCGCCACGCCCAGGGCGACGGCACCCAGGGCCATCCACAGCCACCGCGGTACGTACCACTCGGAAGTCTCCATCTCCGGTCACCTCAACAGCGCCTTGAGACACTTGATCGTCTTCCGCGTGATCGGGATGCCGGTCGGCTTCCGCCGGCCCCGCGCCAGCGGGTGGAAGTCCTCCGGGCTCGCCGCCCGGACCTTCTTCGGATCCCGGTTCACGTTGAAGATCAGCGCGAGCACAGCGCTCGTGCGGTCCCACTCATCCCGCCGCCGGGCCTCGGCCATCCAGAGGAGCTCTCGAAGCGTCAGGGGGCCGGGGTCGACTCCACAGACTCCGGCGAGCTCATAGACAAGTCGCCAGACTTGCCCGCCGGCCGGTAGGCGGGCGCGAGCGCCGCTCGGAGCTTCTCGTCCAGCTCCCCGCTTTCGAGCATCGCCTCGGCTGCGTCGAGAGCCATCCCCTCTAGCACCCTGAGCTTCTCGGCCGCCTTCTCCATCAGCCGGCGCCGGCGGTTCGGGAAAAAACGGACCAGCTCCTCCGTCAGCGCATGGGCAGCGTCTTCGATGACGTCGCCCGCCATCGACCGCCCGAACTCCTCGTCCGACACGCCGCAGGAGTCTGCCTCCGGCTTGCACAGGGCGTAGAGGACGTCGCAGAGGAGGACCGGATCGGCCGCGAGCCGGCCCATCAGGCTCCCCTGAACGACGTCCATCAGGTCCACGCCCAAGAGACTCCGGACGCGCTTAATGGAGCCGACGTGGACAGTGACCTCCCAGGGCCGGCCTGCGTTATCAGTGAACTGGGCCACTGCGACCTCCTTACGAGCCGGTGACCTTGTACCACTGCGTGAAGCTCGACGGCTTCGCCGTCACGCTCGCCCAGACAACCTCTTCAAGGTTCTCGGCCCGGGTGAAGTTGGTGATCGAGAAGTTGCCCGCAAGGCCCTCGGAGCCGGCCGTCGTGATGTCATCGTCCATGGCCGCCAGGGCGATCTCGTCCGAGCCCAGCCAGGCAGCCTGGATCGCCGCGAACGCCTCATCGTCCGGGTCCCAGAGCATCTGGAACTCGATGGTGCCGTCCTTCAGGGTCGCCCGCGTCGCACGGAAGCCCTTGTTCTTCCGCGTGGTCTTGTCAGCCTCGCCGGTCGAGAGGTTGAGCGTCGGGTCTTTGACGTTCTCGGCCTCGTTCCAGGTCGCGAGCGCCGGCGTCACGGTGTCACTCAGCAGCTCGTCCGCGTAGTACAGCTTGCACTCCATGCCGAGCTTCTCAGCCATCGTCGTCATCCTCTTATGGCTTCACAGAATTCGCCCACAGGTTGGGCGCGTTGTCCTTCTCCGCCTCGAAGGCCGGTCCCATGTAGGGCCGGGCCGGGTACGTCGCTCGCTTCCGCCGCCACTGCCGGTACCCGACGTCTTCCCACGCCCACCCCTGGCCGCCATATTCCTCCGCCTCGGGGAGGGTCTCTGCGCCGGCGTAGAGCTTGCTCGACAGCCGCGCCGGGCCGATGACGACGGACTCCCGCGCCGGGTCGTAGCCGAAGTAGATGAGCCGTTTCAGGAGCCCCACGTGGCTGTGCGGCGGGGTGCCGGGGCGGCTCGGCCCCTTGCGCTTCCGGATGCTGCTCTGCGCCCTGGTCCTCACGAAGGCGCCGAAACGTGAGAGTGCCTTGCGTGTGGCGGCGTCGAGGGCCCGCTTCACCTTCTCGCCGTCGACGAAGAGCCCTTTCGCCTGGCTGATCCGCATCCCGAACTTCATCCGCCTCACCTCATCACGCGGTAGGTCACTGTCAGGACGCTCGTGAAGAGCCGCATCTCGTGCAGGTGGCCCGTCACGTAGATCGGGCCGTTCTCGATCCCCAGCCAGTGCGCTTCCGGCGCGCCCTCGAGGCGGCGGAACCGCAGGTAGTCGGCGATCTCCTCGACGAACGCCATCAGGGCATCCACGCCGGCCAGGTCATCTGAATCCAGCTTCTTCTGGACGCCGATGTCGATCCGGTAGTCATGGACGCTCTTCGCCCGCGTCCCGCCCGTGATCTCGACGCCCTTGGGTACGACGGTGACACGCAGCTCGGCCATCTCCTCGAGGTTGAAGCGGGGCACATAGGCCCTTTCGGCCGTGAAGGTCTGGCTGAAGGTGCCGGCATTCAGCTCGGCCACCAGCGCGTCCGCGATCTGAATGATCATCGCCACGGCTCACCGCGCCTTCGCCCAGAGGAGGCCGCCGATCGAGACCAGACAGCTCCCGACCGTGATGACGACCAGGTAGAGGTCGCTGCCAAACGCCAGCTCGCAGCCGATGCCGACGCCGGTCACGGTGATGCCCACGCACTCGATGGCGGCAGCCAAGAGCCTGGTCGTTTCGCGCTTCAAGCCTGCTCCGTCCCCACGTATCCGCCTTCGCTACGGGCTTCGGCGGACAAGCTTCGTGTGAATCCGCAGCGTCCGCCCATCCGGGTCGCACGCGACGGCATGCTTCTCCGGCCCCAGGTCCATGACCTCATAGACGCGCGTCACGCCGTCCACAATCTCGACGATCTCGTCTCCGCGTTCGGGCAGCGTCTTCTCTCCGTCGAGCACCAGGTCGCTGGCAGCGATGAGGTAGTCGCGGGCCTCCATCTCCACCACAATGCCGGAGCCGTCGTCGGCCTCGAACCCCGTAGCGCCCACCGTGGCCAGGACCTCGACTGACAACGAGCCGCGGCGGTAGGTCACCGCGCGGCTGAGGTGCTCTTTGCGCTGTCCCTCGAGCCAGTCGAGGCCGTGTTGGATGAGGTCAGACACGTGCCGCCTCTTTCATCCTGCGTAGCCTTGCGGCCGTCGCAGCGGAAGCTGTCGTCAGCCGAGTAGGCTCGCAGGGCTACTGGCTCATGCGGGCGCGGACCGTGGTGTCGGCGTCGGCGGCAGCCCTGACCGTCTTGCCGATGAGCTTGTTGGCGCCCGTCTCGTCGTCGGTCTTGGCCACCTTGTCCGTGGCGTCCCAGTAGACCTTCGAGCCGGCGGCGATGGCCTTGCCTTCCCCGGCAGCCTTCGGGAAGTTGAAGACGCCGCTCACGGCCAGCGCCCCGAGGACGCCCGACTTGATGTCCAGCTTCGCCACGCCCACCAGGTCCGCCTGCACCACCATGTCGCCGGCGGCGACGTCGGCGCTCGGCGTGTAGTCGACGCTGTCGCCTACCTGCACGTATCGCGCAGTTACCATTGTTCTATCCTCCGTCGCTTGAACGTCGTCGGGCGCTTACGCCTCGCCCTTGAACTTCACCATGCCCCGGTAGTCCTGCTCGCGGACGCCCAGGTCGAAGTACACGCGGAACTGGATGCCGAGCGTGTTGAAGTCCGTCTCGCCCTGCTCGACCGTAGGAGTGCGCCGGCCCTTCAGGTAGCCGATCTCAAACGTGTCCACGATCTGCGGGTCGGCGAAGAGGTACCACGCCTTGGCCGAGTTGCCCGTGTAGTTCGCGTTGGAGAGGTAGGGGCTCGTCACGAGTTCCAGCTCCTCGTCGGCGATCGGGTTGTAGGTCGGGATGCGGCGCTTGTCGGTCGCACCGACGGCGAGGAGGAGCGTCGAGTTCAGGAGCTCGCGCGCCGTCATCTTCAGGGCCGTTGGCACGAGCAGGAACTTCGCGCTGACGTTGATCGGCTGCTCGTCGGCGTCCTTCTGGTCCATGAACAGCTGGACCGCCGCAGCCAGGCTGTCGAGCGAGAGCGCCGTGTCCGCGCCCTCCTTGTAGTTGCCGTGGTCGGCGTGGAAGAGGGCCTTGGTGTCGCCCAGCGTCGGGTTGGACAAGAGCCGTGTGAAGAAGAGCTGGTCGATCTTGCGGGCCGCCCGGGCGCCCATCCCCTCGGGCACCTTCAGGAACGCCCCCAGGTCGTCGTTGTAGATCATCTGCCTGGTCAGGCTGAAGATCTTCCCGAACGTCCCGAGCTGGTTGGTGGCCTTCTCCTCGGTCAGGCCGCCGTGCTTCAGCTCCCCGTCGGGCGCGACCGGCTCCAGGTCGCCGACGTCGGTCAGGCGGTACCGCTCGGACTCCTTGAAGTCGTTGAGCTCGCCTTCGGAGCAGAGGCGCGTGGCGATCACCGGCTGGGCCTGGAATGCCTTCAGCAGCTTCTTGTTCGCCACGTTGTTCAGGATGCCCGGCAGGGACACCGTCGAGAACGCCGCCCGGATGGTGTCATTCCCGAACGTCCGCGGCACCTGCACGCCCTCCAGGCGAGCGCACTCGGCCAGGAGCTGCTGGAGCGAGATGTCCCGGTCGTGCCAGGCCATCTCGACCACCTGCTCCCCGTACGCCTTGACCAGCGCCTCGTCGCCGATCCCGGCCCTCAGGCACAGGGCCGCCTCGATGGCCTTGACGTCGAACTGCCGGCCGCGGTCGCGGTTGACCGAGATGCTCACGTCCGCCTGGGGGCGGTTCTCGCGCATCGCCTTCAGGACCTTCTGCGAGGTGTCCTCGAGGGTCCAGCCGGACCGGATCGCGTCCCTCTCGATCCGGGGAAATTCCCCGGAGCAGATCTCCTGTATGGCCGCCACGCGCTCGCGCTCCTGCCGGATGGCGCTTTCGGCCTCCGCCTTCGCCGACCTGTCCTCCGAAGCCTTGGCGTAGGAGGAGGCTGCGGCAGACAAGTCCTCGCGGGCACGCGCCACTTGGTCGCCGTACGGCGACCGAGCCTGGACGGCCGGCTGCGTGCGTGCGGCCTGGTCAGCCTTCTTGCCCTCGGGCTTGGCCGCGGGCACCTCGACGTCCGGCTCCTTGCCCGCCTCGAAGGCCGCCTTCAGCTCGGCCGTCTTGTCCTTATCCAGGGACGCAGCGTCGATGCCGCGCTCCTTCAGCCAGTCTTCGAACTCCATCGCCTCGCCTCCGTACAGGTTGAAAGTCGCCCTGCCGAACTCCAGCCGGGCCGCCACCCGCATGCGGGTGGCCATGTCCGCTCCCACCGCCACGACCGACACCTCGCGCAGCACCGCCTGTTTCACGTGGTAGAACGGCCCCGCCTGCATCTGGCCGTTGACCAGGCGCCGCGTCCGCACGAGCTCTGCGTCGAGCACCTCGGCGCCGATCGAAAGCTGCCAGTCGGCGCCGGCCCTGGCCTGCTCGATGATCCCCTGGGCCTCCCCGCTCGAGGACAGGACCTCGCCCTCGACGATGAGGGCGTTGTTCTGGACGAAGGCCCGCACCATCCCGACCCGGCTGCCGGTGCGGTTCTCGTGGTTGGTCAGGAGCGGCACCGACTCCGGCAGCTCGAGGCCCGACAGGTCCACCACGACCGGGTGACGCCAACCGGGCAGGTTCATCTTGCCGCCGGAATAGGCGACCCCGCTCACCCTGGGGTTCGCCCCGTCGGCCGCCGCTTCGATGGTCACGAATCCCTCGTCCATGCCGTCCTCCTCAGGCCAGCGCCAGGGCTTGGTCGCCGCACGGCGCACCTTGGTCGCCGTACGGCGACCGAGCCTCTGCCTCCTCAACCTCGTCGCCTGCGCCGTCCTCGACCTCGTCGGTCCGGCCCGCCGGGAGCTGCGGCCGCGCCTGGGCTTCTGTAAGGCCCAGCTCGCGGATCAGCGACACCTCGCGCGCACGCTGCCTGAGCTCCGCCTCCCAGTCCTTGCCCTGGCGCGCGTACTCATGCGCCAGCGTCGTGGTGTGGTTCTTGAGGCGCGTCTCCTGGGCGGACGCTTCCTTGGCCGGGTCCACGTGCTCCATCCCGTCCCAGAACCACTGGTGCGCCGGCAAGATGCGCCTCAGGCCGTCCATCGGCACGCTGTCTACCAGCCCCGCCTCGAGTGCGTACTCCCAGAGCCACGCCGCCAGGATGCGGTCGAGGACCTTCTGGGCCATGAAGGCCTGGTCGACGCGGATGCTCTTGAAGTAGGTCTGGTGGTCGAGGCGGCCGGAGGCGTAGTTGTAGCCCGACGAGTTTCCGGCGGCGACGTTGAAGGGCATGTTGAGGCAGCGCGCGATCTCGTTCAGGATCTCCTTCTTGAACTCCGCGTAGGTCGTCGAGGGCTGCTGCGCCTGCACCTGGCCCATCTTCCAGCCGCCCGGCATCGTCATGAGCATGCCGCGCTCGAGCCGGATGCTGTCGAGCGGCTCGATGTCCTCGGTCTCGCCGCCGGGCGGGGTGTCGGTGTAGAGGATGCCGGCGAGGTCGGCCGCCGTCTCGGCCGCGCTCAGGACCGCCAGCGTGTAACGCCGAAGCTGGGCGAAGAGCGGCAGCGCCGGCGTGATCTCCGGCACGCCGCGGTGCTGCCCCGGCCTGTCCTGCCTGAAGACGTGGATCATGTCCGCCGCCGGCACGGTGACGAAGCTCTCCGAGAACGCCCAGCCGTTCGCGCCGGGGTGGTCCTTCAGGACGTGGTAGGCGGCGGGGTTGCCGTAGCGGTCCAGCACGACGCCGTCGACCTCGTTCTCGTCCGTTGCGTAGTGGAACGGCGTCGTCACCTGGTCGGCCTCGATGACGCGCAGGTCGAGCTTCACGGGATGGTCAAGGGCCGGGTTGGTGGCCAGAACCGCGAAGGACTCGCCATCCTGCGCGCGGGCCATGCGCGTGGTGCGGAGCTTCTCCGCCAGGCCGACTTCGAGCGCCCACGTCTCGAACTCGCGCTCGACCGTGCGGTTGATGCCGTCCGCGCCGGTCAGCATCTGGAGCCTGGGGCCGGTGCCGACCGTGTCGTTGGCGAGCGTGAGGACGATCCCGCGGGCGTAGGAGTTGTTGGCGACCTCGTAGCGGGCGCGGTTGCGAAGCGTGCGCCGCACGTCAGCGCTGGCGGCCGCGTCCGCGCTCAGGGCATCGGCGTTGGCCCAGTGGCGGCGGTTATCCTCGGTGGTCGCTGCCGCGTCGTAGCGACTGACAAGTCGCCCTGAGCCCGTCGAAGGGCTGGCACGCAGCCCGCGGGCGCGGACCACGGCGAGGTAGCGCCTGGCGAGCACGGCGTCACTCAGCCGGTGCGCCTCTCCGGGCGCGCGATCGGCGGCCTCGGTGGTCCCCGCCATCCTTTTCAGCCATGCAAACACGCTGTTCTCCGTGGCCCTAATCCGCTGCTGGCGGCGACAGCTTGGCGAACCGAAGCGCCTTGTGCGGCTTTGCCCGCGCCTCGCGCGACGCGAGGTACCGGTCGGCCTCGATCTGCTCAGTCAGCGAGTGCTGCTCGACCTCGCCCACGTCGCCCTTGGCCCTTTTCGGCCCCTGGGCACTCTTCTCGATGACGTCCTTCAGCTCGTCCGCCATGTGCATCCCTTCCGCCAAAGAAAACGGGCCGCGCAGAGGGTGCAGGCCCCTGCACGGCCCGTTGGTTTCCTTGGCTCTTCGGCCCGACGGTGATCAGCCGCCCGGCGTTCCCCAATGCTCCTTTTACTCCATCATCCTATACGTTCTGCGCCATGTCGCAAGCCCTGCCGCGGGGATACAAGCGCCACAGGGGCCTCGTTCCGCTGTGTCGCTGCCAGACTGGCGCCGCAGCTCATAGGCCGACGGCCCATTAGAACTCCTCCTTGAGGCAGACTTCGCCTGTTGCCTCATCCTTCTCGTAGACCGTTATGGGGCCATCCTGCGATACGTTGAAGACAGTAGCCACCCCCGGGCGCCCTGCAGCATATGCCCCACTCCATGTCCGGGCCCCCCTGCCATCCAGATGCTCGTGCTCATCCTGCTCCTTGATAGCTATCCGCCCATCAGGAACGCTCACCAGTCGGCGGAACGCGACCCTCACAACACTCGTGTCGGCGTAGAGACATGTGGCGCCGTCCATAGACATCAGTGCGGTCAGTTCGTCGCATGACATTGCTAAAGGGTTGTCGCCGTGCTCAGTCAACCACGGCTCCCCCATGCGCCGGAACTGATGCGGGCTATTCTTTGCACAATACACAACCAGCATGCATCCAGAATCCGGATCCTCTGCTATGGCTACCAAGGCATCGGCCATTATGCTGCAGAGGCGGTCAAGGTCCTCAACCTTCACGTCCCATCCGTTGACATGCTGTCTCAAGTACTCCCGAATGCGTCCTTGCTTGTTCCCGTCGCCACGGGACCATTGCCCGGAACCACGGAAAGAGTAAACGTGCCTGCCCTCGAGGACAATCCCGCCGCTGCCATCCCCCCGTATGTACACCAGCGCGGGGATGACTGCAGTGGCTCTGTTCAACCTCCTCATGCGGACATCATTGAGGAACACATCCCATGAACTATCTCTAAAGCGAATCAACGCCGACGGGTATGCACTGGGGAAAGTCGCATCCCATAGGAGGGCGTACTTACCTTCCTGAAACCAAGCGTAGTTCTTCTTGCTGATCTCGCGCTTCATTACGTCTAGGAGTTTCCCCACGTTCAACCCCTGCCTCTTGTTCCCCTCCTTATCCCACGGTAGGAGAACATAATCATCTTCGCCTGGCCGCGGTAGCATGAGCGCAAGCACGTCGAACACCCCGCTGTCCAATACCTGCGACTTGTCAGCTACGACAAAGCAGAAGTTTAGCGAACGCTGTTCATGTTTCGCCCCGCGCAAGTGCTCAACTACCATTGCCATCCATACCAGCAGCGCATGGGTCCACCCCGGGAAAGCGCTGACCTCGAAGACCCTTTGTATCTCTTCTTCCAGGCACGTGCTGATCTTTTCACCAGGCCACTGCCCTCTCTCGGTGACTGCCAGACGGTGGCCATCCGGCAGGTTATGGTATCTCTGTACCTGATGTATCGTGTGGTCAAGTTCCCCACTTAGCAGCTCACTGAAGAAGCCCGAATAGCTATCGAATGTCTCCGGGCCTCTCGGCAAGACTGCAGAGATGATTCCGACAGGGTTCTGGGCAATACAAGTAGGGTCCCGATGCAGGTTGTAGCAGCAGCCGAAAGACACAAAGCCGGCGGAGTCAGAACCATCGGCGAAGGACGCGCGCGCGTACATCAGGCCCGTCTGAAGCGCCCCCAGAAAGGCCCAATCGCGGTATGACTCTGGAACGTTGCGCCGGTCGTACTTCCCGCTCAGACTGGCTACAATGGCACGGCACGCCTGGTGTCTATCTTCCTGCATCCGCCGCAGACAGGCCGAACGCGCTCCCATAAGCCGCTGCGCCTCGAACGGAATCGGTTCGGCTGACCGAGGAGGGGTACCACGCGAGGAGTAAAGGAAGACAAGGTATCGAGCAACGACGTCCTGGGGTAGCAGGTCCTCACATAGCTCCCCGGAAGCTGTCACGGAAGTGGCGCTGGCCGACAAGTACAGAGCGTCCGGGGCAGCACTGATGAGAAAGCTGAACTGCCTCTCGTCTCGCGGCGTGTGCGGCTCCACGAAACGGCAGTTGTCGTGAAGCCAGAGCGTTATCCAGTCCAACAGCGCAGCGTGTCGACCGAAGACATTGATGTGGCGACCAAAGGCGGCCTCATGGCTCACGCCCGACTCTCTCGACAACTTCACCAGCGGCGAGCCACCGTTCTCCCCTAGAACTATGTGCGTCAGGCGAAAGGCTCCCGGCTTCTGCAGGTCGCCCATGCAGATATGTCCAAACACTAGGGGCGCTCCAGTCTCATCTATGACGGCATCCAGCTTCTTCCGGAGGATCGTCTTCAACTCAGTGTATAGCGTGAGCATGGTATGCGCCTCCCCACCACCCGCCAGTGGCCTGGATTCCTAGAGCCCAAGGCGTTGGACACGACTAACCCGCCCGAACAGGAGGTCGATGACAAGGCCAACGAGCCCTGTGTAGACTACATACGCATAAGCCTGTTCGAGGAGGTACCGTTCTGATGCATCCAGGATCGCCGCGCCAACGCCGTGCCTGCCACCGATTATCATCTCGCCGGCAACACAGACGGCGAAGGCATACGTGGCTGCCACACGACTTGAGGCAACAGCTTGAACCGCTGCTCCCGGCGCAACGAAGTGGATCAGGAAAGCGGTCCTGCTGCTCCCCAGTATCTTAGCAAGGTCAGCGAAACGTGCGGCCGCCTCTCTAGCAGCTTCGGCCGTACCAGGGAATACATACAACGCTGCGCCGAGAGTAGCAACAACGCCCACTGGCAGATTGCCTGGGCCTAACGCGACTAAGGCCACCGGGAACAATGCGATTGGGGGAACCGAACGGAGGTAGCCAACGAGAGGAAGAATAGCCAGTGACACCGGTCTACTAGCTCCGGATGTAAAGCCCAGGAGCAGACCCGCTGACAACCCGAGCAACAGGGACGTGAACCATACGCCCAGAGTTGCGGTCCAGTTCTCAACGAACTGTGCTGAAAGCGGCAGGCGCGCACATTCGACGAGGACACGAGATGGTACCGGTAAGGCAAGCGCTGAGACTCTGCCTGTTCGGCCGGCCCACTCCCAGACGCCAAACAGCACCATGATCAGCGCCAGGCCCAGTATCAGGTATGAAAGACGCGCCTCGCGACCTCCCATAGGTTCTCACTCCGCTTCACCTGGGAATCGTCCAGACTTAGGATCACCTCTTGAGCAACTCTCGCCGGTCGGCTCGTCAGGATTAGCACTCGAGAGGCGACGCCAGCAAGTTCGGCGACGTTATGGCTGACGACACACACCGCGCACCCGTCGTCAGCGAGGCTCCTGAGGATGTCGTAGGCTCGTTGTCTCTGGACAAGATCAAGCATTGCCCAGCCTTCGTCAACTAGCAAGACTGACCGGCGGTTTACGGTCCATCGCGCTAAACTCAACAACTGCTGCTGCCCTCCGCTGACCTCGTTTGGGTGCCTTGCCGCGAGCTCGCTCAGGCCCATGTGCGAGAGTGCACCTCTAGCGTTCTGCAATGCGCCGTCACGATCCCTCCGCGCCAGCGTCGCGGGAAGCGCGACGTTCTCCAAGGCGGTCCACCAGGGGACCAGATTCTGCTGGGCATTCTGGAAGACCATGCCCACAGCTCCCATGTCATCGCAGTAGTTGACCGTGCCTGTGGTAGGCGCCAGTAGCCGCGCAAGGATTCTCAGGAACGTGGTCTTGCCGCAACCATTGGGCCCCAACACACCAACGATCTCACGCGGACCAAGGCCAACACTGATGCTGTCTATGATGGGAAAGGGGCCCGTGCGTGTGCGGACGGAGAACGACACGCTATCGGCCGCGACCATGCTGGCCCTGCCGTGTGCTGGGGATGGGCTAGAGCTAGTCGGCATTTGCGGTTCCCATGAATAGGGGCTCCACGTCGATCTTCTTCTCGATGAGCTTCTCGTCCGCCAGTAGGTCAACGTGAGCTTGAATCTGCTCGATTTCCTGACGCGTAGGGTGAGGCACCCACTTGTACAGAGCGCACCTCCGTGCCACGGCGGGCTCGGTCTGAGTCCGTCGCGCTAATGTATCCCGCGCCTCCGGCTCATGCGCCTCTATGTACGCCGCAGCCTCTTCAAGTGCTTTCAGGACGGCCTCAACTCCCGCCGGGTTCTCTCTTGCCCACGATGACTTTACAGCAGCGGCTCCGAGCCAGAATGGGTCGCTGATGTACTTCGTGCGCACGCCCTCCTCAAGAACACGAGCACCATTCGCAACTGCCGTAGAGCCGTACGTTTCCACAGTGAACAGAGCGTCGTACGATCCTCCGAACAAGCCTTGCACCTGCGTTGCGCTTGCTACCTGCACGAGACGAACGTCCTCTGGCTCTTTGAAGCCAAGCTTACGAAGAACGATAAGGGCGTAGGCCTTCTGACTCGGCCCCGAGTACGTGCCGACGCTCTTGCCCCGGAGATCCTGAAGACTCGTTATGTCGGAGTCCGGACGCACCAGGATGAAACTACCCGGACGGGAGGACAACTCGCATATTGGATAGAGAAGACGTAGCGTCCCAGGCAGCCGTGCTTCAGCTGGCATCAGATTCGCAAATGTTGTCATGATGAGGTCCGCTTGCCCGGCGTGGAAAAGCTTCTCTGCTTGCCCGGGATCGCGCACATCGATCCAGCGGAGTTCCACTCCTTGTTTTCGGAAGAAGCCCTGTTCTTCGGCGATATACAAGGGCAGGATCCCCATGAACCTTGTGTCCGGTATCCTCAGGGGCATTCCCTGAGTCGACGCCCCATGGTTCGTACGCCTATGGGCCACTGCCCACACTAAGGTTAGCACAACGGCAAACATCCCTACTGCGATGACGATCCTCTTGGCGCTCATATCCCAATCACCTCCGCGCTGAGCAACAAGCGGGGCCTCCACGACAGCTCATCGGAAGCCTCGCACAAGTAATAGCGTCTGCTGGCCCCGCTGACCGCGTTGCCAGTAAGAAGGACAATAGGCGATCCGTGGTAGAGAGGGCGAACATGTCTCCAGGAAAGCCTGACGCGGTTTGCTGGGCTCCGCTCCTGATCGTGGCAGTAGACGATGTCCATGACGCCCGGCCCCTCGACCAACGCACATCTGTAGCCCAACGAGGTGGCATAGGTGTCAGTGTGCACATTGTTTTTCCACTTGTCATCCGGCCACGGGTAGCGTAGTTGAAGACGCCAGGATGCAATGACCGCCAGCGTGCCGTCAGCATCTACCATGCCGCCAGTACGATCCGTCCGCACTATGGCCCTGCGAAGGGCCACGGGGTCGCATCCGTTTGCCAGGAGGAGGACGTCTTCAGCAAGCATACACAGTGAGCCGCACTCGGCCTTGACGACAGAGTCGAACACACCGAAACACAAGCCCTGCCGCTTGAACACAGACCGAACACGACTCGTAGCAAGCACCGTCTCTCCCGTCAAGGGTCTAACAAAGACGGTGCGGCCGGCGCGAAGAGCTATAACTTCGTTCAGCCTTCCGAAGCGCCACTGCGACAAGACACGGGCGAGAGGCCAGTACTCCGAGGGCAATAACTGCCCCTGCTCGATGGCGTCGATGCCGCAGGCTTTTAGGTACGCCAGATGATGCTCATGCGACGAGGGTGATATGCTGAACGAGATGGGTCCGAACTGTTCACCGGTCGTCAGCGTCTTCTGGCTAAGGGGCATGTACTCAACTGGCAACTCTGCCGAGCCGTAGCGGGGGCAATCCGTGTCCGCTGAACGCACACCGATTGGGCGCGAGAACAGTCTCACGCTCAGACTCCCTTCTCTAACGTGCACTGTGTCAGACGGGCGCCAACAACTGCGTATCTCCTCATGGCTATTCTGACGTGCTACCGACGCAATGTGGCGACTGCGGATTCGTCACCGCGCCTGACCGCGATGCCCCAGGACGCACATAATCCTACGCTTGTGCAGCTTCCCTGTCAACATGGCCGCCGCTCCCGCTCCTGGCCACGTGTCAGCGGCGCTTCTGCAACTGTACCTGTGACAGCTTGAGCCGTTTCCTTTGGCCGACGGGCTTTGTCTGGGCGCCGATGCGCTCGACGCCCTGCATCGAGGCGGCTGCTGCGCAGCCCACCACGCAGTCGAACCAGTGGTTGTCGGGCTTGTGGGCGGGGAGCTTCCACTCGTCCACGGTCCGGCCCCGGCCCTCGGTGCGGACGCGATATTCGGCCGTAACGTGCTCGGCGAAGAGGCGGTGCTGGACGGCTTTCCGGCCGAAGATGGAGAGGCAGCCAGGGTCGCCCATCGCCGTCGCCAGCCGCTCGTGCACGAAGGACTTCCAGTAGTTCGTGTCGATCTCGACGTGCCTGAGCGCCCGGCGGCCCTTCACCGATGGCACCCACCAGTGGTGGCCGATCCGATCGCCGCGCTTGCGGTCGTACTCGCTGATCGGCTTCTGGCTCGCCGTGATTCCGTGCCCGCGGGCCGGCATGAGCAGCGCCGCGTGCCTGGACTGCCTGCAGAACTGGTGCACCACGTCCGTCAGCCACCCCTGGTCCACAAAGCATAGCCCGATCCGCACGACGGCGCCGTCGTCGCGCTTCCACTCCTGACCGAGCAGCCGCCCGCAGAGCGCCTCCAGCCCCGCGTACACCGCGCCCTCGACGCCCGTGCCGGGATGGACGCACCGCAGCGTCCGTTCGACCTCGCGCGTGGTGAAGTAGCTCAGGGCCTGCTCCGGGTAGGTACCGTAGTCCACGACGTAGCCGGTGAAGTCCGGCTCCCAGGCGCAGACGGCGTAGAAGAGGAGCTTCTGCCCGACGTCCACGTAGGCGGTCAGGTGCTCGCAGCGCACCGGCACCTCGCCGCGCGCGCGTCCGTTGCACTTGCTCGCCACGGCGTCGGCGTCGAGCGCCTCCGCCTCACCGTCGGTGACGGCCAAGGGCTCGTTCTGATACTCGGCCCAGAAGGTGGCCTCGTCGCGGAGCTTCAGGTTCACGGCGTGCTGGACGGCCGATAGCTCGTCCCGGTTGAACCGCTCCGGCCACGCCACGGCGGCGCCCTCGTCCATCTCGGCCCGGCGGTCCCGGTAGAAGTCCGTCGCCTCGCGCCCGTCGCTGCCTGCGCGCTGGCTCTCGGCGCGCACCTCGGCGTAGCGGTCCCAGAGGTCGGCCCGCGACGGGAACGAGTAGACCATCTTCATGCGTTCTGCGTTCCATTCCGGGTGCGTCTCGCGGTTCAGGATGCGGTCGGCCATGTCGCCCGGCTTGATGACCGTGCAGGGCATGATGCCTGATATCCGCTTGCCAGGACCCGCCAGGCCGAGCACGGCGCCCGCCAGGATGCTCTCCCGCGCCTGGCACTGAGACAGGCTGCGCGCCGACTCGTCCGTCTGCGGGTCGTCCAGGATGACCAGGTCGGGGCGGATGGATTCGCCCCCGGCGGTCTGGTGCTTCATGCCGCGTATGCGCCCCGTGATGCCCGCCACCTTCAGGATCGCGCCGCTTGCCGAGCTGCCCGGTATGGTGGGCAGGACGAGTTCCTTGGCCGTCCACTCGATGAAGGTGCGGCGCCCCTCGTAGAGCTGACCGGCGCAGCGGTTGGCGATGCCTTCCAGGCAGCGGATGGGGTGGACCGCCTCGGGGAAGTCCTCCAGGAGCAGGTCGTTCGACTCGAGCTCGGTCTTGATCGTGTCGAGCATGTTGACGGCGTGTCCCTCATCGCTCCCTATCAGGCAGACGAAGCGGCGCGCGCCGGTCAGGATCGCCCAGATGCAGGCGCGCTCGCAGAGGCTGGTCTTGCCCGACCCGCGGGGCATGGCGAGCGCGAAGAGGCCGCCGTGGAGAACGGCCTGCTCGATCCGGGCGACGACCTTCAGGTGGTCGGGTGACCAGGCGAGGCAGAACGTCTGCAAGAAGTAGGTCTCGCAGAATGCCCTGAAACTCCCCGACGCCCTCGCCTTGCGGTCGGGGTCTGCCACAGCTGGCAGCGGCGCGATGTCGCGTCCCTCGGCCGAGAGGCGGGCGTTGCGCTCACGGGCCCGCTCCTTCAGGTCCTCGTAGCTCGGCTCCGGCCTGGGGGGCCTCGGCGCGTGGCGCTCCCGCGCGAGCCACGCCACGTAGCGGACGAGGTCGATGGTCTGCCCGTCGCCGATGCGGTATCCGGCCCGGTTGCGTTGCCGGTAGATGGTGTGCGACTGCAGCACCTCGCCCAGGGGCGTGGAGTTCAGGAGCCGGGCCAGTTCGGCCGGCCTCAGAGCCCTGGGGTCAAGCCCTGTCCGCCGGCTGTCAGGCGGGCTCGGCATCGGCGTCCTCCCGCCCGGCCGCGTTCAGCCACGCCGCGTAGTGCACCAGGTTGAGGGTCCCGTCGGCGTTCCGCGGCGCCCCCGCCGCCAGGTCCTCCTCCAGCCATTCGCGCGGCAGGCCGAGCGTCTTGGCCGCCTCGTCGAGCGTCAGGGCCATCGGATTCAGAGGTTTCTTTTCGGGCATGTCACATGCCTTTCAACCCGGCCCACTTGCGACATGCCGGAATCTCGCCGAGTCTGGCGGAAAAGCCTTGATGTCCCCTGCGGAACGAGCAATCATGCAGTCGTGAACGATGAACGTAACACAGGCGAGAGAAGGGAGATAGGACAGATGGAGGCCACGCCGCCCGCGCGCCAGACGCAGGCCCCGCACCCGCGCGCGCAGGACATCACCTTCGGCGTCGAGGTCGAGTGCTTCCTGCCCCGCGGCGCCGTCCAGGTCGGCGGCCACCACGCCGGCCGAGAGCTCGGCGGCGAGTTCCCCCCAGGCTGGAACGCCCAGCGCGATGGCAGCCTCTCCACCCGCCTGCCCAACTACGAGGGCGTCGAGGTGGTCAGCCCGGTCCTCCGCGGCCGCCAGGGCCTGGAGGAGGTCAAGGTGGTCGCCGAACTCCTGGGGCGCATGAACGCCCGCGTCAACCCGACCTGCGGGTTCCACGTCCACGTCGGGGTGGTCAGCGCCGCCGGCAACGACTACGACGAGGTGGCCGACTGGGTGCGACGCCTCCTCAACCTGACCGCCCACCACGAGATGGCCTTCTACGGGGCTACCGGCAGCCGCAGGCGGCAGAACAGCCGCTACTGCGCGAGCCTGAGGCAGGGCACGTGGGGCCGCAAGAAGGAGGTCCTGAAGAAGAAGATGACCGCCGAGGCCTTGAGGCTTGAGGCAGCCGGCGTCGACAGGTATCAGCTCCTGAACGTCCAGAACGTCTTCGGCGCTACGCGCACGGTCGAGTTCAGGGCCTTCAGCGGCACGGTCGAGGCCCTGAAGATGACGGCCTACGTCCAGATGGCCCTGGCCGCCGCCACGCGCGCCCTGGAGCGCGACACAACCTTCGACGCGCCGGTGACGGGCTACGCCGGCACGAGCGCCGCCGGGGCGATGAAGAGGTTCTTCTACCTGATGGGCTGGACCCGCGGCCGCAAGGACTACTACAAGCCGACCTGCACGGTCGAGGGCTGGGTGGACGACATGGGCGCGCTGCGCCCGGTCAAGCGCGAGCTGATGCGCCTGGCGCGGAAGTTCGACGCGAGCTTGCCCGCCGGCCGGTAGGCGGACTCTAGCCAGTAGGAGAGGGCCATGAGGACGATGAGGGTAGAGGTAGAGGGCAGGAATGCATGGCGCCGAGCCGCGTTCACGCGCGATGGCGGCAACGTGATTGTGGCGATTTGGGACGGCGGCATGCTCGACCACACGCACGTGGTGGGCGCGAGCCAGACCGCCAACCTCGACGAGCTCGCCCGGCGCGTCCAGCACGCTCTGGACGGCTACATCGGCACCAAGGGCGACGTGGCGGACTACGCCCGCATCATCCAGATGCTCGCGGATTAAAGGGAGGCCCACATGGCAGAGAGGAAGCAGACGGCGGCGGCGGCCTACGAGGTGCGGCGCCGGGACGTCGACAAACTTGCGGACATGCTGAAGGAGGAGGTCGCCCACCACGCCGAGTTTGCCCAGAAGGACGGCATCAACTGGGCACACGCTGGCGACCTGAGCCACGTGCAGGGCTTGATGATTGAGGCGCTGTGCTTCCTGGCCCAGCAGGAGCCGGGGGACGTGACGCGCCGGCTGCGGGAAGAACTCTCGAAGGAAGGGAGGTCGTAGGGGCGCATGAACGCAGGAGAACAAGAGGTGTGCGCGGCGGGTTTGCCTGTGCGCAGGGTCAGGGGATACCACTGCTGTGTTGACGAATGCCACACGGCAGGGACGGTGATGGTCGAGGTGCCTGGCGGCAGAGGATGGCGTGAGATTCTGCTCTGCCGGCATCACGCCACTGCCCTGTGCACTGCGCTCCTTGCGGTCCTTGTGTCTGATAGAGACGTGCCAACGCAACAGCCAGCAGAAACCGCTGGCAAGGAAGGGAGGTGACGCCGTGGCATCGAAGAAGCAGAAGGTCTGGGAAGCGGTGTTCTCGCTCAGGCGCGCAGCCGACGTCCTCGAAGGCTGCGAGGGTTGGCTCCGCCTGCCGGGTTGGGACTCTGCTTCGCCCTGCGTAGCGGGCTTCGCAGAGCAGGGCAAGGAAACCGACGCGGCCGGGCTCCGCGCGGTCGCGCGGGCCATCGCCGCAGACGGCGCCGGCCCGGACGGTGGCACTGATGTGTCGCTGGCCAGCGTCGGCCAGCTGGCGCGGTATCTGGCGGACATGCTCGAGCAGTGAAAGGAGCAAGCCGGATGATGACGAAGGAGGAAGCGGCGGACGTCCTGACGGACGCCAGGGACCGCATCATCGAGGCCCTGGAGGACGCACGTAACGCGCTCGAAGACGCCGCGCCGGAGGAATGGAATTGGGCGGAGGCCTATTGGTGGTCGCACATGCGGACCGCCCTGGACGAGGACCATGACTACGTCGGTGGCGCCGGGCAGACGATGCAGACGACCATCGACGCCCTCAAGAAGAAGGTGGAGGACTGAGCGATGAAGAAGGCCGAAGTGCGCGTTGGCGAGGTGTATGCCGTGAAGGTTTCGGACAAGATGGCTCCGGTCGTCATCGACGAGGAGCATCCGGCGGGCGGGTGGGTCGGCACGAACCAGCAGACGAACCGCCAGGTCCGCGTCAAGAGCGCCGGGCGGCTCCGGTGCCTCTGGGACGACTACCTGGGCCGCGGCGAGGCGGCGCTCGCACCCGAGGAACCTGACGCTTGCCCGCCGGCCGATGGGCGGGCGCCACGGGCTACCGGGGGCGCCAGGGGCGCAAAGAAGGCCAAGCGCGAGGCCAAGGCTACCAAGGCCAAGAAGCTCGCCACACGCGCGCCCGTGGACGGCGACGGCGCGATGAGCGGCCTGGACGCCGCGGCGAAGGTGCTCGAGGAGGCCGGCGAGCCGCTCTCGTGCAAGGCCATCGTCGAGCGCGCCCTTGAGAAGGGCTACTGGAAGACCGGAGGCAAGACGCCGGCGGCGACCGTCTACGCCGCCGTCCTGCGCGAGATACAGAAGAAGGGCGACGATGCCCGCTTCCGCAAGACCGCCCGCGGCAGGTTCGAGCTGACGCGTTGAGGCCATCACACACTTCCCCCTTTCACCCCGGCCGCACCGGCCGGGGTGTTCTCTTGCAGTTCTGAGGGCACATCCTCGAACACGACGCCCGCTTCTTGCTCGAGCATCACCGTTGCGATAGTCTGTAGCCGCTCGCAGAGGGGATTCCCGAAGTCGATGGACAGCCGAAGCAACTCAACGGCACAGGAGGCGCGGCTATGGCAGTCCTTGACAACGTCTTGTCGGCTGTCGAGAAGGCTTACAAGGTCGCGCAGAAACTCCATGACGCGGAGCTTCAGGAAGCCATCGCTGACCTCCGGCTCGGAGCGGCCCAACTCAAGGGCGAGATGGCCGAGTTGCGCGCGGAGAACATCGAGCTTCGCAGCCAGCTCGAGAAGCTGCGCGAGAAGGCCGACCTCCACAGCAAGGTCGAGTTCAGGAACGGCCTCTACTACCTGACCGAGAGCGTCCAAGGCCTCGGCCCAGGCCCGTTCTGCACGACTTGCTGGGAGGAAGACAGTCTCCTCATCTCGCTTCAGAAGATCAGCCACGGCAGGTTCCTCTGCCGCCGTTGTGCGCAAAAGCGCCACTAAGAGCCCAGACGTGTGACGCATGTATCTGATCTCCTTTCTGCTTTCCGCTCTGTGAACTCTTGCCACCTCTGGACAATGACGTCGCAGTAAAGGGCATCAATCTCCATCAAGAACGCCCGCCTGTCCGTCTGCTCGCAGGCGATCAGCGTCGAGCCGCTCCCGGCGAACAGGTCCAGGACGTTCTCAGCCGGGCGGCTCGAGTACTGGACGGCCCGCACCGCCAGCTCGACGGGCTTCTCGGTCAGGTGCACCATCTTCTGCGGGCTCACCTTCTTCACGCTCCAGACGTCGGTGACGTTCGGAGGCCCGAAGAACTCATGCCCGGCCCCCTCCCGCCAGCCGTAGAAGCACCACTCGTGGTTGCCCATGAAGTCCTTGCGCGTCAGGACTGGGTGCTCCTTCACCCAGATTAGGGTCTGGGTGAAGTACAGGCTGCTCTCACGCAACGCGGGCGGGTAGTTGCCGATGTTGGCGTAGCCGCCCCAGATGTAGAACGACCGCCCCGGCCCGAGCACGCGTGCCATCTGGCCGAACCAGGACCTGAGCAGCGCCGCGAACTCCTCGTCCGAGACGAAGTCGCCCTCCATCGGCCTGTCCTTGGGGCGCATCTTCTTCTGGGCCCTGGCGGGGTCCACCACGCCGCGGGCCACGTCGAAGGCCTGGTGGTGCATCTGGCCGCTGAGGTCGGGGTAGCTGCTCAGGCCAGCGGCGATGGCAGTCGAGCTGCGAGGCTCAACCCGCACGTTGTAGGGCGGGTCGGTGTTGACGAGGTGGACCGGTGCACCGTCCAGGAGCCGGTCCACGTCAGCGGCGTTGCCGGCGTCTCCGCAGAGGAGGCGGTGCTCGCCCAGGAGCCAGAGGTCGCCCGGGCGCGTGGTCGGCTCGTCGGGCGGCTCGGGCACCTGGTCGGGGTCGGTCAGGCCCTCCTTCAGGCCGCCTGCATCGAGCGCCTTGGCCAGGCCGTCCTCGCTGAAGCCCAGGAGCCCCAGCTCGAAGCCGACCTCCTTCAGCTCCTCGAGCTCGATGGGCAGGAGCTCGTAGTCCCATTCCGCCAGGTCGCCCGTGGCATTGTCAGCCAGGCGGTAGGCCTTGACCTTCTCCGGCGAGAGGTCGCGCGCCACGTGCACGGGCACCTTCTCGAGGCCGAGCTTCCTCGCCGCCTTCCACCTGGTGTGGCCGCAGATGATGACGCCGTCGGCGTCGATCACGATGGGCTGGCGGAACCCGAACTCCCGGATGGAGTTCGCCACGGCCTCGACGGCCTCGTCGTTCTGCCGGGGGTTATGCTCGTAGGGCTTCAGGGAGCTGACGTCGCGCAGTTCAATGTCCATTGGGCTTCTCCTTCAGTTTTGACACGGGAAACAAACTCTCTTTTCTAGTGCGGCTGTTCCACGCGCCGCCGCCTGCCGGCCGGCGCCTGGTAGGACCCATGACTTCCTTCCCTCTTTCACCCACCCCCTGTACGCGCGCGCCCAAAACGAGTACGCGCGGGGGAGTAGGTGAAAGAGGAGAAAGAAGAGAGAGAGTATATGTACTCAGCATTCTTAGGCTCCTCTCCGGCCCATCTTTGTTCTCCCGATGCTTCACCTTTGTTCCTCGTTCTTCACCCTGCCGGCAACGGACTTCGGGTCCGTTTCTTCACTATTCACCCCTTGAATCACCGTTTCTTTGCACCTCCCCTGGCCGGCGAGGCTGTACCACGTCCCTGTCCGTCCTGGGGTGCTCACGCGGGTTATGATGATGTCGCCCCGCTGCTCCAGCGTTTCGATCAACTCGCGGAACCTCTTTGCATCGGTCTTCATGCGCTTCAGCAGAACGCTGTGGGCCGATTGCTGGTCCGGCGCCTTTCGCAGCTTCTCAAGCAGCTTCAGGCAGTCGGCTTGGAAGGGGTCGTCCGCCACGTGGCTGTAGGCCATGAACAGCATGCGCCGGGTCAGGTAGGCTACGAACTCCCACGCCCACCGTGCCGCCGCCTCGTCGATGACGGGTTCCGCGTGGTCCTGGCTGCATGCGTAGATCAGGGCCAGACGACGCGCCTTCTCGCTGCCCCGCGCCCAGATGGCCATGCCGACCGCGTCGTCCTTCTCCTCGGCCGCCGAGTACTCCCGGTCGGCTTGGTCGCGGAGGTCGGACAGGACGGCCGTCGCCTCCGGTGTCTGCTCGACGACCTTCGGGATCGGGTGCCACCGGTCCAGGTTGCCCGTGCCGGGCCTGAAGTTGGCCCACCAGCGCGCGGTCTCCAGGACACGTGCTGGCAGGTCGCGGACTATGGGCTCCTGCCCCTTGCCGCGCCTGCCCACCTCGACGATGAGCATCCGGGCGAAGAAACCGTTGGTCAGCATCTTGACCGACAGCGCCTCGTAGTAGTTCTTCGGGATGGCCGTGCCGAAGATGCAGAGGCTGGGCTGGTCAATGACCTTGTGCTCCTTCCCGGCCTTGACCCGCATCGGGTAGAGGCCGTTCGAGCTCGTGTACATCTTGAGCAGCATCTGCATGATCCCCTCGTAGCGGGCCTCCCTGCCCTCCTTGATGGCGATCATGACGGCGTCGATCTCGTCGGTCTGGAAGAGCATCGAGGGCTGACAGAAGAGGCGGTCCTCGATCCCCTCGCCGCTGGCGAATGCGTCTCCTAGCGAGTCCTGGAGGCCGACGTCGAGGAGGATGCGCTGGTTGACCTTGCGCGGGTGCTCCTTGCCGGCGCCGGTGTTGGCGAGGCCGAGGACGTAGAGGTTGGTGCGGTTGTCGCCCGGATCGCGCACCTTGCGGCCGGCCAGGAATGCCTGGAGCGAGAGGGCGCCGCAGAAGGCGAGCACTGGTTCCGGGTAGGGAGCGGTCTCAAGGGTGTAGTCCATGACCTCGCTCAGGAAGCCGGGCACGCGCAGGAGGGCGTCGGGTATGGGCCCCGGATCGGGGTGCTCCGGCCTGTCGTCCTCGGCAACCGGGCCGAGCATCGCGGAGAGGTCGACCTCGGCGGGTTGCTCCGGTTCGGCCTGCTGATCCCGCAGCCAGCCGAACGGCAGGTCGTGCTGCTTGGCGGCCGCGTCCTCTACCTTGTGCCACAACTCCTTCTCGGTCCAGGGCGGCTCGCAGCGGGGGTTGTAGTGCTCGAGAAGCATCTGGAGTGCCCGCTCTGGCACGATGCCGAAGCCATAGACCAGGGCCGTGGCCGCTGCATAGGTGGCGTTGTGACCGCCGCTGCCGCTGATCGCGGCCGGCATCTTGGCTAGGTAGGCCGCGGCGCGGCGTTCGAGGGCCGGGTCGCGCGAGTAGGCGCGGTCAACCTCCTTGTTGGCCACGTGCGCGCCCTCGGGCGACCGTGTGGCCAACTGGTCGAGCGCCTCAACCAGCCAGGCGGGCGGCTCGGGCAACGCGCCTGGCGGCGCGTCGAGCGCCATGCCTTCGGCCCAGGAGTACGCCTTGCCGCCCACGACTGACGGCGGCACGACCACGTAGCCTCCGTCTGCGCGCGTGTCCACGCCTGGCGCCAGACGCCCGGCCGTGCAGCCCCAGGACTTGCCTGCGGGTTGCCGGTAGAAGAGGTGCAGCCCGCCCCGAGGGGTGAGGGACACAGCGCCAGGCGAGACGTCCTGGCCGCCGGGCCACGGGTTGCCCTCGCCGTCCACATCCACCACGAGCAGCCCCCCGGTGGCCAGGCCCACATTGGCTGCGGGGTGCTCGGCCCACCACGCTTCGATCTGCGCCGCGTCGGTCGTGGCGTCGCGGAAGCCATGTTCGGTGAGCGGCACCTTTGCGTCCGGCACGCAGGGGAAGACCGCGTAGCCGAGTTCGGCGTAGGACAGCGCCGCGTGGAGAAGGATGTTTCGCTCGGCCATCGCGTCCCTCAGAATGGGATCTCTTCAGTCAACACGTTTCCCTCCCTGTCGCAACCGCCCAGCGGCTTCGGCCCCAACTGGTAGCCGACGATGCTGGCATACTTCTCACCGGCGACGCGGCGGGCCGTGATCGACAGCGTCTCGCAGAGGGCGCCGGCCCGGGCGGCCTCCACGGCCTCCTCAACGCTCCCCGGGACCGGCCAATCGGTGCGCTCGCGCCACCAGCGCTCGGCCTTCACGCGAGCGTAGCCGGTGTGCTCGAAGCAGATGAACTCGTTCTGCCAATGCTGCCAGCCGACGCGGTACTCGACGCGCATCGTGCGTGGGTGATCGTCGGGCGCGCCGTTCTTCCTGTGGACACCGTAGAAGACCTCCTCGACGCTGTACTCGGCGGTGGTCACCTCGCCGGAGAGCACCGCAGCTGTGGAGGCTTGGCCGGCGTGCTTCCTGCGCTCAGGCGGCGGGAACTCGTATCCGCAAACCGGGCACCTGGCGTAACCCGCGGCGACGAGCTCATGACACTTCGGGCATTCCTTGGCGGGTGCTTCACCGCCTGCGCCCGGCCGCTCGGCGATGCAGATGGCGTCCACCGGCCCGTGGCGCACCACGTTGCCGCCGAAGTCCAGGACGAGGCAGTCCTGCTTGCCAGGATCAGTGCGGAAGCCGCGGCCGCAGTTGCCCAAGACGCACACCTTGCCATTGCGCCGCGTTACGAGCGTCCCGTGGGCTGTCGTCAGACACCAGACCGTCTCCCCTAAGGTGTAAGACACGGGCTTGAGCGTGGACCGCTTCTTGACGAGGCGGTTCGGCCTGTAGCTGGCACCCCCCACGGTGGCAGTGGTCTGGGGCCGGATGTGCAGGATGTACTGCACCTGGGCATCGCCTTGATGCCAGGAGGTCCTGATCCTCTGCTCAGACCGGTTGCAGCGGAATCCCCTGCGTACGCACAGGTTCTGGAGCTGGTTAGCAAGGAAGGGGCGGTTGCCAACTGCGATGTGCATGGTGCGCTGCGTCCAGGGCACGTCCGGCTTGTGACCGTCCGCCAGGTTCATGGCGGACAGCATGACGCCGAGCTGCCGGTGGGAGATTGCATCCAGGGTGGAGCAGATCGGCGCGTTGAAGTAGAGCGCCAGGTGTCCCCAGCCTCGCAGTCCTCTGTTCTTGCCTCGTGGACTGCCGTACGGGACGACGTACTGAAACGCGTCAGCGTACTGTGCGAGTCCGCCCGACCTCTGCGTGCGGTAGAGCCGATAGCCGAAGCCGCATCCCCTGAGCACCGACTCAATCGTCTCGTTGTAGGGACTCGCCGCCGACTGGCAGATGATGACGGCGTTGTTGTGCGGGTTGCGGTGGCCGTCGCCCAAGGCCCAGCCCAGGAAACGAAGCTCATCGTCCGACAGGGCCACGCCTCGACCGTCGCCCTCGCTGGCAACCGGCACGCGGTAGGAGCCTCGACGGAGGGCCAACTGCCTGGCCTCGGCGTTCTTCCATCGCCTGCTCGTCTTCGAGCACCCCCGGTAGATCATCGTGTGTCGGTCGGTGACGCGCACATTCAGATGAGGCGCACTGATGCCGTACATGCACTCGTCGTTCCTGAGTGGGCGGGTCACCTTGTCCTGGGCCTCGCACCACACTATCTCGCCAGAGCTGACGTCATACGCCCCCACGGCGTCGCCGACGTTCACCTCGTTGGACTTGGCCCACCCGCCAGGGACCAGCACTTCAGTGGCCGCGTCGAGGCACATCTGGTAGTAGAGCCCTGGCGACATCGTGGGCCGGAGCATGGCAATGCAGTCGATGTTCGGGGCGTCGAAGCCGGTGGTCAGGACGTTCACGTTGACGAGGTAGGGCAAGGGCTCAGAAAAGAGCCCGTCGCCGTTCCCACGGAACCTGGCCAGCGCCTCGTCGCGCTCGCGGCTGGGCGTCTCGCCGAACACGCACTCGCAGGCGACGCCGTGCTCGGCACGCAGCACGTCCCGCACGTGGCGCCCGTGCAAGATGCCGCTGGCGAAGATCAGGCAGGAATGCCGGTCGCGGGTGTACTCGATGATCTCTGCGCAGGCGGACTTCACCAGCTCGTCGCGGTCCATCAGCGCCTCGGTCTCGCTCGCGATGAACTCGCCGGCGCGCACGTGCAGCCCCGACGTGTCCGCCTTCTGGCGGCCAGCCTTGGTCTTGAGCGCACAGAGGTAGCCCTGAACGATCAGCTCCCGGACGCCGATCTCGTAACAGACGTGGTTCAGGAGGTTGTCCGGCGCGCAGATCATGCCCGTGGCCATGCGATACGGGGTGGCGGTCAAGCCGATCAGGCGGACGTTCGGGTTCACGAGGAGAGCGTCCGACAGGAAGGTGCGGTACATGCCCTCGCCGTCGGCTGGGATGCAGTGCGCCTCGTCCACCATCACCAGGTCGAACGGCCCCAGCTCGGCCGCCCGCCTGTAGGCCGACTGGATGCCTGCCACGATGACGGCATGCTCGGTGTCGCGCCGGCCAAGGCCGGCCGAGTAGACGCCGACGTCGAGCTCGGGGGCCATGTCGCGCAGCGTGCCGGCGGTCTGCTCCAGGAGTTCCCTCACGTGCGCGAGGACGAGGACGCGTCCGTTCCACCGCGCGGCGGCGTCCATGCAGACCTGAGCCATCACGGGGGTCTTGCCCCCGCCGGTCGGGATCACCACGCAGGGGTGGTCGTCTCGGCCCCGCAGGTGCTCGTAGACGGCGCCCACGGCCTCACGCTGGTACTCGCGAAGCTCGATCATGCTTGCCCGCCTCCGGCGGGATCCCTCTTGCTGCTCTGCGAAGTAGCTTCGCTACGTAGCACGAGCGGCCCGGATGACGGCCGCGCGTCTCCATATCTCCGCCACCCACCCCTCGGAGCCTTCGGGCTCGGGCAGAGGCCCGAAGCTGTTGGCCTTCGCGTCGCGGTCACGCTGGCTCCGACAGGCGCGGCAGATCGTGTCGCGCCCGTTCGCGCGCTGCCGCTGACGCCGGAAGGCCTCGAGCGGCTTGTCCATGTGGCAGCGCGTGCACCTCTGCCCCTCGACTGTGCTCGGGGCGGTGAGCCCGTCGAACCGCATCTCCTGGGTCGCCGTGCCTATGGGCGGACCTCCTCGATTCGCACGATGGCCCGTCCGCTCTCGGCCGGCTCGCGCATGTGGACCTCCAAGTCCTTGATCTGACTGTCGTCCCGATACGCACCGCCCTTGGCACACGCATCGAGGAGGGCCTTCATTGCGTTGTCGCAGTCGCGACGTCGTCGGTCTGGGGGATGCAGCTCAACAACAACGTGGATCGGCCCCGTCAGCGGCCGCACGCCCGAAGCTTGCCCGCCGAGGCGGGCCGCGAGGATCGAGCAGACCACCTCGCGGTACGCCCGACCCTCGCGGCTGATGAGCGTCCTGGGCCCCACGCGGCGCCAGTAGTGGTTGACACTGGGCGGATACGGCAACTCGAACTCGAGCCCTCCAGACGGCCGGCGGGTGAACATCAGCGCCTCCAGGGCGGGGCGTCGCTGTTGGCTTGGGGCGCCTGGGCCGGGGCGGCTCTCTTCGAGTAGCCCTTGATCTCGTTGGTCAGCTCGTCCGTGTCCTCCCTACGCTTCAGGGCCACCTTCACCGTCAGCGGCAGGTTGTGGAGCTCGGTCGAGTCGTTGGGCGTAAGCACCCCAACGGCCTTGCAGACGGCAGCGAGCTGCGCCCGGGCAATCTTCACGGCGAGCTTGTTGGGGTTGTCGAGGTTGAGACGCGCCCACAGCAGCCGTCCCTTGTAGGGCCCCTCCATCACCTGGAACTGGAGCTCCAGGTAGCTGCCGTCCCCGGCCTTGGTGGCCTTCACTTCCGATGCCACGATGGCAGCCAGGTACTGGCTGGCCGGGATCGGCTCGAACTCGTCCATCGGTTCCACGTTGCGGGCGTCGAAGCCACGAAGATCAGCCATTGGTCTTCTCCTTCTTGTTTGCGCCGTCGCCAGACTGGCTGTGGCGCGTCGGGGACTTGGGGGTGTTGGCAACGCCCGCCGGCAGACCTGCCTGCCGAAGCTCCGGCGAAGGCAGGTAGTGGGCATAGGCGGCGTACTCGAGCGGAAGCTCGTCGGGCAGTTCGGGCAGTCGGTGCTTCGCCACGTGCGCCGGGCCCTCGGTGGTGTAGACGACCCGCTCGGCCTGACCGATGGCGCGCGTGCGCTTCCGGTCGAAGCCCTCATCCACGACCTTCGTCTGCACGCGGTAGCAGGCGAACAGGAGCTCGTCCACCCACTCCTGGACCATCGCCGAGGCCTGCCGGTGGAGGCGCGGGCCGTAGCGGTCGTAGGTGTCCGCCATCGGGCTCTGGAACCGCTCCACCTGCGCGTGCGCGATGAGGACGACCATCATGCCGCGGTGGGTCCGGAGCGCCTGGAGGCCCTCGAGGACCTCGCGCCACTGGGTCAACGCGAAGACGTAGCCCTTGGCGTAGCCGATGTCCTCGATGCTCTCGACGCCGCGCTTGCGGCAGACCTCTGCCCAGATCAGGCGCTCGAGCCAATCCAGCGTGTCGATAACGACCGTCTGGTAGTCGTGCTCTTCGGCATACAGCGCCGAGAGGGCTTCGATGACCTGCGGGTAGTTCTCGGCCAAAGGGAAGCGGGCGCACTCGATCCCGCCGAGGCCGTCCTCGGTCGGAACGAAAACCGGCTTCGGCGCCTGCGCGCCCCAGGTGGACTTACCGATCCCGGCGGTGCCGTAAAGCATTACCCGCCTCGGCGCCCGCCGCAGACTCTCCTCGATCTGTGCCATTAGACTGCTCACGCTTGTACCTCCATAGGTTGAGGTGTGGGTTCGAGGCGCTCGACCTGGAAGGCGTCCTCGCCGAACTCCCGGATGGCGAAGCCGGTGAAGATGCGGCAGATGTCCTGACCGACCTGCGTGCTGGCATCGATCACGGCTGCACGCTTCCCTTCGCTCAGGCTGTAGGAAGCGTCGAGGCGCACACGGGACTCCCCGTGCAGGCACTCCGCGGCCAGGATGGCCAGGAGCAACGACTCTTCGACCTCCTGCATTGCGACGCCCTTCTCGAACTGGTAGCGATGGACGTTTCTGTCCATGGGCCTTTCCTCTCGCTGGGGGTTTCATGCCTCTGCTGGTTACTTACCGGAGTTGAGCGCGAAGTGGGACATGGGTTTTCAGAGGTAGATATCCAGGCCTGCGTCCTTGAACCGCTCCTGGAGCTGGGCCTTCCACCGGTTGATCGTCCTGCGGTCGACGCCGAAGTCCCGGGCGATTTCTCCGGTCGTTCTGTGCGGCAGCATCCGGCAGAGACGCCGCAGCTTCGGGGACAAGCTGCCGAGGACCTCCTCAAGGTCGATGCACAGGTCGCGCAGGTTGACACCCTTCCCCGCCTCGCCTTCGATGGTGTCGCCCAACTCGGCTTCCTTGCCGTCCTCGTGCCTGATGGCCTCTTGGAGCGAGACGATGGGCGACGAGGGAGTCCTGGTGGGGGCCTTCTGGTGCTCGAGGATGGAAGCAAGCCCGCGCTCGATGACGACCCTATAGAACGTGGCCCGGCGGCCCCGCGCGGGGTCGTAGTGGCGCATGCGCCGGAGCAGGTCCAGCGTAAGTTCCTGCTGTATGTCTTCCCGCTGGTCCTCGTCCAACTCGCCCCTGCGCGCAAACTGCCTCGCCTTCGCCCTGATGAAGCGTGCGGCATAGCCGTCCGCCTGGAACTCACGGTCGAGTTCCTGGCGGTCATGCCGCCTGGGGGACTCTGACAT